AGGTGTAAAAATAATCATGAGCTCGCACGAAATACAGATGGAGAGTCCTCCAAAGGCGCGTTCACGTTCTGTTTCTCCTACTCGACCAACTCCGCCAGGAACGGAAGAACCGAGGGAGAAACGATTTTTAAATGGATGGTCGAAGGAACAAGAGGTGTTAATGGCAGAATGGAGCGACTTGGCGATGTGTTATCGATGGCTCCACGATAAGTCAGAAAAGTATTTTCATAGCAAGACATTATGGATCAATTTACCGGTTATCATTTTATCCACACTGGGTGGAACGGCAAACTTTGGTATTCAATCCCTGTTCACCGATGATACGACCAAAAAATATGCGAGTTTTGCGATTGGCGGTGTCTCTCTTGTGGCAGGTCTATTAACCACCATTGGAAACTATTTACGGTATGCGCAACAAGAGGAAGCGCATCGTGTCGCATCGATCGCATGGGGCAAGTTTCAGCGTTTGGTTGCGGTGGAGCTGGCACTGAAACCAGATGATCGAATCGACTCGTTAGATTTTTTAAAGATCTGCCGTGCGGATCTTGATCGATTGATCGAGCAATCGCCACCCATTCCAGAAATTTCGATTAAGATGTTTGAGGCTCACTTTGGTTCTGTTCCAGATTTGAAGAAGCCAGACATTTGCGGAGCATTGGAGCACACCCGTATTTTTGAAAGTTCTCGGTCACGTCTCACACAAACGCTCAGTGATGCCGCGCTCATGCTTCGCCATAAAAAGAATGCGTTGAATGAATTGTTGTCGCCACAGATCCAAGACACTATTAAGAAACAGGTGGAGTCGCGTCTGAATGAGGCACTAGAAGTAAGAAAGAAGATGTTAGAAGAAGAACTCGAACAGGAGAAAGCGAACATTCAACAGCAAGAAGAAGAATATCAGAAAATATTGGAAGAACGAAAGAAGAAGATTAATGCGGATATCGATATTCATATTGAACAAGCTAAAAAAACACGTAGTGATGGGCTACCCCCTGTGATGAGTATGCAACCTCGTCAATCTCGATTTGAAAATCGTCTTCTATTAAAACAGAATCCCTTGTTTTCTGCGAGATCACCTACTCCTGAAAAGAAACGTAGAGAGGACACAAAGGAATTACAGCCTATTATATCAGAAAGTGATGTCTCTAATATAGTTGTCATTCCCGCCTCCACGGATCAGTCTGATAAAATCGACGTCGTGATTCATCAGTAAAAATTGAAGAAAAAGTAACTCATAATGAAGAGTGCCCAGAATGAGAATTGATAGGGAATCCATTCTTCAGCTGTTTTATCATCATCGGACGCTGAAGTCGTTATGGTTAAAGACACGCTTGCGCCATGTTCACATCGCAATGATTCTGAAACGTGGAAAGATGATTGAAATGGCAACGAATACGATCGGTTCCCGTGCTCGTGGATGCGGATACGATGATCGGTCCATTCATGCGGAACGCGCGGTCTTGAAAAAAGTAGGAGATTATACGAAGTTAGCAGGAGCGATATTAATTGTCATCCGTATCTCGAGAGGTACGAATGAATTGGTACAGTCACAGCCATGTGAGCACTGTCGACCTCATATGGAGAAATGCGTGAAAGAGTATGGGTTGCGCCGTGTGTATTACTCTTGATTGTTAGGGATTTATCCACATCATTACCAGAAAAAGATTATTTTTCATTAGTTTCAGAATGCGTCTATGCTGAAAGTAATGAATCATCTAAACATCGTTCGCGTTATGAACAATAATATGAATAAAACACTACGAAACGTGGGTGTCATTGTGTTCATTGGGATATTGATGCGAAATGTATTGCCGCAATCGATTGATGACGTTAAAACGATTGTTGAATCGCTAGATGAATACAAAGAGGCACACTACTGGCAAGTATGGTCAGGTTTTGTCGTGCTCTATATTTGTATGCAGGCATGCGGCATTCCAGGTACGTTGTTTCTTTCTATTTTATCAGGTGCGCTATTTGGAACAAGTATTGGATTTGGCACGGTTATTTTGACTTCTTCCACTGGCGCATCATTATGTTATATGTTATCCAAACATTTCGCAAAAGATGCGTTCGGAGCACGTTTTGAAGGAACGATACATTCTTTTCGTACATCCGTTCATGAAAATAAGGAAAACTTATTCAATTACTTACTATTTCTTCGTATGACACCATTTATGCCGAATTGGTTCATTAATTTGGCATCGCCAGTGATAGGTATTCCTTTCTCAACGTTCTATTTCGCAACGTTATTGGGTCTGATGCCAGCAAATTATCTTCATGTTACGACGGGCGCGGTCATTCATTCGTTTCAAACGGGCGAGAGCGTGATTGAATGGCGTACGATGATTGCCTTGTCGTGTGTGGGAGTGATTTCACTGTTTCCTGTTTTGTATAGAAAAATTACAAATATAAAGATTTATACTGGTTTAACAGTCAGGGTGTAATACCGAAAAAATGGAAAATTATGAAAAGGTAAAGGCGTGTTTTGAGAAAGAAGATTGTACTTTATTTACTAGTTTTGAGGAGTTTGAAGAATTAAGAAAAACATCATTAAAACAATCGTATCAATTTGTTAGAGTAAAGTTTATTGGTTCATGTAACCATGAGTCAAGTGTAGTCTATACTAATTTTAATCTGAGGAAAACAGGTAAAGTGTGTAAGGAGTGTATAAAAACATATGTGAAGAAAGACTTGAAGAAAAATAAAAATGCGAATGAAATTGAATATGAAGGAATTAAGATAATCGAAGAGTTTTTAACACCATTTTACGAAGTCATTCGAACAAAAGAAGGATGTACTGCTGATTTAGCCATTCGAAAGAAAAGTCACAAAGAGGATCAATGGATCCCAGTTCAAGTAAAAACAACTGTAAAAAATAGTCATGGTATGTATTCTTTCAATACTAATAAAGGTTATAATGATATGTTAATGATATGTGTTTGTAATTCAGAAAAGAAATTGTGGATTATGCCTTATAATCATCTTAATTTGAAATCAAAATTAAATATATCAGTAGAATCAAAATATAACAAGTATTTAGTAGAAAATAGTATAATTGATACTTTTATTGATAAATATGTATCAGATATTGTATATAATACATTAGAAACATTACTAGAACCAATACATTTATTACAACAACGTGAACAGCAATATGTAAAAAAGAGAGAATCATGTATTTCATTTCTATCCTATCATTATCCTGAAGTTCAAGGTACATGTGTAGATGTAATTATAAATGGAAAGAATGTACAAGAGAAAGTATTAGGATTTATAAAATTAAAGAATGGATTATATTGTTCATTCTCTACAAATAATGGAAGAATAGATGGAAAGCGAACATTTCGTATGTATCAACTCGGTGAAAATGATTATTATTGGATACATTCGAGTATTGATGACCGTTTCTGGATTATTCCTGAACAAGTACTCTATGAAAAAGGTTTCGTTTCCAATAAGAATGAAAATAAACCCAGAAAGGTATTGTGGTTTAAATCTAATGATAATATAAAGCAACGATGGTTGAATGATTACGAGTATAGTTATCAAACAGTAAATAAAGACAAAATTATAAAAATATTTGGGTAATTTCAGAATGTAACAAACCTGAAATTAAAGGGAGCGGTCGAGCCTGGGATCGAACCAGGGACACTTGTCTTAACAGGACAATGCAATCTACCAACTGTGCTACTCAACCTTGCTCCACTCCTACCGTAGAAACAAAATCGAAATTTTAAACGCATCAGATCACCGCCACTACAATGCGTTCTTGATCATGTCGGCAGAGCGGACATTTGATTCGTTTATCAATATGACATTTGATTTGAAGGGCACAATGTTTATGGAAAACATGTCCACATTCGAGTCTCCCCCAGACGGACGAGACAAGAAGATGATCTTCATCTTGACAGATCGCACACATTTCATCATAGGTAATCTTACTGAGTTCACACGCATCACAACACTCTTTTCCCTTTTCAACGAGTTCATCCATACAGAAGATACAATAGTAAAGTCGTTTGGTGTCGTAGCGATCTAATTTTCGGAGAAGACCATGTACGATCGCACTAGGGTCTTTCCCATCGAGCCCTGTTTCGTATAGCGCAATGATATGGTCGGTTTCACAGATTTCGATGGTATAAGAAAATCCAACAATAGGAAACTCTTCATTTATATACTCTTCACGGTTTAATACAGTAGCACAGTTCATTTTCGTGTAGTGATTGATACGAACAGAAAAACGCATTTCGCAAGGGACACGATGTGTATCATGCGTCATTTCTTTCATTCGTTTTTGAAGACAAAACACGATTTTTTCAAGGCGAGCGGCATGAAGCAACTCGCCCACTTCAATGCGTCGGATCATGATAGGAGATCCTTTATTCCATCCAACAAATTAATCTTTACATCCCATCCAAGAGCTTTGAGTTTCGCATTGCTAATATAATATCGTTGATCGTTAAAAGGCCGATCTTCAATATAACTGATCCATTGATCATAGTCTCGAGTATGACAGATGGATTCAATGAGGATTTTGGCAATTTCCATAACAGAGTATTCGTCGTCCGTTCCAATGTTATAGATTTCACCAATTTGTCCGCGCTCTAAGATAACTGCAAAGGCCTCCGCAGTATCTCGGGCATGGAGAAATCCACGTACAGCCGACCCGTCGCCTTGAATGGTAACTTTCTCACCATTTTTCAATTGCTGAATAAAACGTGGGATGACCTTTTCAGGATATTGATTGGGTCCATATACATTGTTTCCACGTGTGATAATAATGGGCATTTTATAACTATGGGAATAGGCCTGTACAATTAATTCAGCACCTGCTTTTGTGGCCGCATAGGGATTAGTAGGGCATAAAATGGACTTCTCTGTTTTATGAAGTTCTTCCGTAGTATTCATTGACTCTCCATAGACTTCATCCGTTGAAACGTGAATAAAACGTTCAATTCCGCCATAAAGACGACAACATTCGATTAGAATATGAGTACCTAGAATATTGTCATAGGTAAACTCCAATGAGTCGTCAAAAGAACGTTGGACGTGAGATTGGGCGGCAAAATGAATGACATGGGTGGGACGAAACTCACGGAGAACGGATTCAACAAAGGAGCGATCTCGAAGATTTCCTTGAAGAAAGACATAACGCGGATCCTGTTGAATCGTATTATGAACATTGCCTAGCTTGGCACAGTAGTACATAGCATCGATATTAACAAGTCTCTCCACACGCTCAAGGGGAAAGTAATGATTGATAAAATTACTTCCGATAAAACCACATCCACCGGTTACGAGGAGAATCATCTTGTGTACTCAACGCGCTGCGTTTTTAGGTGTGTATGGAAAGGGATCTTAAAAAATATCCGCGTACTAGAATTCAATGGACAAGATCTGCCCCAAATGCGCGGCAGATCCAACCAGTCACTCGTTTAAAAAAGTCTCAGAAAAGGGTGGTATGGTAACTTTTTATATGCACCCATCCAAAGCACGTCTCTATGATGATAAAGATGGAATTCTAGCACATGTTAGTAATATGATTGCTTCGATTGAACCAAAACCATGGAAGTGTATCATTGACGGTGATGGGTTTGATATGAAACATGCCGCTGAGATTCAACTAGGTAACTCCTTATTTAAGATGTTAACCACGACATACGGCGCTACTTTTCAGGAGATCATTGTGATCAACCCGACATGGCACATTGAGGGAATGATCAAGTTGGCGTCGGTGGCCATGAGCAAGGAGATGTATGCGAAGGTCAAGGTTCTAGATGATCGAAAGCGTAGTATTTTGGAGTTTATTTAATCGTGGCTTAAAGAGGTTACGTGATGAATAGGTGTGGAGAAATCCCACATAACGCGAGTCGCATAGCCCGGTTATTGCGGTCGACTTAAGATCGACTGGAGAAATCCGCGTGGGTTCGAATCCCACCTTGCGTACTTTTTCGATAATTATACAAATCATCAAAAAAGTACAATAATACACAGTCTTTACAAAGGAGGCATCAAGAAACCGAATGATAGTAAGATTCTGGCCTTCGTACCTTTTATGACTTGAGATGATACAGTATACGTAGTCGAGTCAGAACGAATATATTCACGTTCATTTACAGGAGTAACTTTATTATCAATAATTGGTAACCCCCCCTGTTCAGGCAATTGAACATATACTTCGAAGCGAGTATGACATAGACCGTCTTTAGCTTGATTCGTATGAGGTTCAACTTGTCCTCCAGGTTGAATATAACTAATGTAATCTTTGAGTTCAGGTTCTTGTCTCACTTGTCGGAGGTTTTCTTTATTTATAAGTCGTTCTTTAATCATTGTGATGGCTATAGGAATTACACCAGTAAGAATCTTATATTGACGATACTCACCATTTTTAGTAAATGTTGTGTAGTTCTTATTGGCCCATTCAATAATTGTTTTTTGTTCGGCTTCCGTAATCACTTCCATTATAATAGCTTTAATTATTTATTTTTATTTTTATTAACACATCGTATATAAATAGTATATCATTACATACCTCGTGGTAATAAAAATCCAAACGATAATACAATCCGAGCTTTTGGACCTTCGACTAGTTCACATGTATGTTCATCAATGCCTGAATTACAACGAACATATTGGCGCTCTGCTACGTGTAATGTTTGACCGGCATAAATAGGTAATCCCCCTTTAACAGGTAGTTGAACAATCGCGTTAAAGCGAGTATGAAATAAACCGTTACGATTCGCGTCTCTGTGAGGATGAATTTGACCACCATGCGTGATGTATCCCATATAATCTTTAAACATTGGCTCTTGTGGAGCATTATGTAACCCTTCTTTATCGACAATACGTTGTTTAATGTCCCAAATACAAGAAGGCGCGCCATCCAAATCATTTAGAACTTGAAACTGCCTAGTATTAGTATTACCATTTTTAGTAAATGTCGTATAATTCGCATTACCCCATTGAATCAGTTCAGCTTGTTCAGCTTCGGTAATTACTTCCATCTACTTCGCTGTGTACTTTTTTAAATCGCATTTCTTCGCACAGGCTGGATAACAGGTGATTCCAGCCGTATCGCAGGTGGATCCGACACAGAAAGCAATGACGTCACATATTTATCCACGACAATCGGAAGATTAAATGCGATCAAATGATGAACCGCGTGGAAATAGTTGTATTCATAGGTAACAGCAACAAAGAAACATGCCAAATCCGTAGCGGCTAATCCAATGCCGAGATGTAAGTAATAATTCCAAATGGAAATCGAGTTTATTTTTTGATAATGAACACCTGTAATAATCAGTGTCAGGAATGCTGTGACAGGTAATACAACGACTGCGCCGACGCCAACATAGACCATTGCCATAAGAATAGTTTGAATCAAAAAGAGTTCGGTGCGGAGTTCATAGTGATTGGAGAGCATTAAGTAGACGGAGAAGAGATAGATGGATAAGTAGGAATAGAGTCCATCCAAGAAGTCAAATAAACCATTGTCTTGAAGTTTATAGATTCCTGAACCTCCTAAGTGATGAATGAAAGAAAACAGGGAATTGAAGAGGATTTGTAACGAATAAAAGTATTTTCGATGATATTGGTAATAAATAATACATGGCAGAGAAGAGAGATTAGAGAGTGTAACAAAATAATCGCTCATTGTACGTAATAGTCCAATTCATGTTTAGGTATGTACATAACATCGAAGGACAATGGTACATTCAAACTAAGTAGCTTAAAGACTCTG